ATCGGTTATCGTTATGACCCTGGTACCTGCTACAAGTGGCTCACTCGGTTCATCGAGAAGAGCTTCTGGGACTTTGTGACGGGACGCTACGAGCATCGGATGAAGTTTCTGACAGCTTTCATCCAAGCACGTCATCTCGACATGTTCCTGACACTGCCACCTAGGCCAGCGTTCATGACCGACGACGACAATCACATCTTGGGCGGCTCCGCCTACGTGTGGTTCGAGTCGAAAGCTGGAGGTAAGGATCGTTTTATGATCTTGAACTCGCTTACAGGTCTTAAGAAGCGCCAGCCTCAGATTCCGCAGTTCCGCGTTTCCACAGCTGTGCGAACGTGGTTGGAAGAGATGAGTGGACCCCGACAGACTCGAATGTCAGTTGGGCTCAAGGCTCAGATGTACTCGGTAATCAAGAGGTTGATCGACCATCTTGACTTTCCTAAAGTCGTTGAGCTACCGTTGCCCGGTGTGAAGGCCCGTCTCTACTCCGACCGTAAAGGTGGGGGCAGTCTCGGTGCCATCGAAGCACTACTTGCACAAGCGTTCTCTGGCGAGTCGGTAACGTACAATGACCTTATGTCCTCGATTGAGTATTATCTCTCGGGTGAAGGTCCCTTACCATCGATTGCGAGTTGGTTGTCACCGTTCCTGGTCCTTTCTCCTTTGCTTGACCCTGGGTATGTCTTTACGGACTATGCTCAAGGTTGGCAGAAGGGTGGCCGGTTTGCGGAAGTACTCCACTTTTATCGTGATGTGGGACCCGATGCGACTATAGAGGTTTCTGTATGTGCCTTCTTGCCTACGATCGTGGTGATGCTCTTTCTCTATGATCCCGAACCGATACGTGCGGTTGCTGTGGGACTTCCTGAGCCTTTTAAGGTTCGGATAATCTCAGCTTCTAATGCGATCGAATCATGGAGAACCCAGGTTTTCCAGAGGTCGCTTCACGCAGGGCTCCAGAGTGTTGAGTCCTTCCGTCTGACACGCGAAACTCCACTGCACGATATTGCGGTGATCCTGTCAAAACGCCTACGCATACCAAGATCTTGGGATGGGACTGGCTGGTTCTTTGTTTCGGGTGATTACAAGGCGTCTACGGACAACCTTGATCCCTGGATTTCTGAAACAGTCGCACGTCTTTACGCCCGGAAAGTTGGGATGGGGGCTCGTGAAACCGAGCTCCTCGTAGACTCTCTGGTCCACGTCGGCTTGCTACCGCCTGATGCGGGCGCCGACCCCCTCGCTCAAACTTGGGGTCAACTCATGGGACAAAATACGTCATTCCCGATCCTCTGTATTGCTAACCTGTGCCTTTCTGCCCTTGCCAAGTATGGTTCGGACGTTCGTGCGTGGGATTGCGATGTGGTGGTGAATGGTGATGACCTTGGGATGGTGGCGGATGACTACGCTCAGTTCGAGCGTTGGAGCCGTACGACCGGAGATGGTGGGCTTGCGCCTTCTGCCGGTAAGAACTTCTGTGCACGGGACTTTATACAACTCAACTCGAAGATGTTCATACCCTTCGTTGCGAGTGCTCCGTTTAAGTGGGGAGAGACGATGGCCTTTGGCCTTGATCCACCACTGACACT